TCGCGGGTGTCTTCACACTTCTTCTCTCAGAAATCTCTGGTGCAACCGCACAAGCAGTTATCAGCAAACCATGTGTTCGTCCTCTGCTTTACACTCCTGACGCTGGTGGTTGATGGCTGATGGAGAAGAACCACGGTATAGACTTGACACCCTACATAATTTGTGTATAATTCGTCGTGGAGGTATATTATGCAAGGTATGAAAATACACAAACTTTATTCAAATGTGATTCACCCAAAACTCGGATCGACTGAAGCGGCATGTCTCGACATTCATGCCCACTTCCGTGGACCTCATGTGACCGAAGACAAAACGCCAGAGATGCGAAAGATCAAGTGGTACGACACTTACAATCAGGCACATGAAACCTATCCAGATGTCGTTTTTGAGAACGATATCGCAACCTGCACTTTCGATCTTGGACCGCACTGTCGTGCATTGATTCCAACGGGCATGGTGTTCAATATCCCCGCTGGTTATTCTGCTCGACTTCATCCGCGATCAGGACTCGCATGGAAGCACGGCATCAACCTCATCAACTGTGAAGGAATCATTGACTCCGACTATTGTGAGGAAGTCTTTGTTCCACTTTACAACACCACTTCGATGCCATTCCGCATCAAGCATGGTGATCGCATCGCACAGATGGAGATCACCAAGCCATACTCGACTGCACACTATATCACATTTACAGAAGCAGCACCCCCAGAGAGCAAGACGAATCGTAAGGGTGGCTTCGGATCAACTGGAGTATAATATGGACCGCGATGAACTTCTTCGTTATCATTCAGAAATTTGTAATGCAGCAAAAGAACTCATGTCTGTTAAGAACAAGGACTATGCAGGCAGCGAGGGAAATGAACCATTCGCTAACTTCACCCGTGTAGAGTCTATGGGCATTTGTGATACCGAACAAGGCTTTCTTGTTCGAGTCACCGATAAGTTGAGCAGGCTTTCTTCTTTTGTACATGCCGGGAAAATGCATGTTGAAGATGAAAGTTTTTATGATACAATAGTGGATGTGATCAACTACATGGTATTGCTATCGGCTTATGTGAGCGACAAGAAAACTGAGCCGGCAGGTAAGCCTGAATTTCTTGCCGAAGGGAATGGATGAACTTTTATACGAATGTGATGATTCGCGGTAATGATATTCTCTACCGTGGTGTGGAAAATGGAAGACGAGTCAAGAAAAAGATTTCTTACAGCCCAGTTCTGTATGTTCCGACAAATGATGTTACTGAATGGAAGAGTCTAGATGGTAGATATCTAGACGAATTTCGTGTTGGTGGTATTCTAGAAACGAATGCTTTTATTAAGGAACATAGAAATACTTCTGGATTGGAACTTCATGGTAACAGCGATTATGTTTACTCTTATATCGCAGATGAGTTTCCTGGCGAGATGGATTATAATTTCAATGATCTTGTGATTGCATATATCGACATTGAAACTGAATGTGAGAAGGGGTTTCCTGATTACAAGAATCCAAACGAACGAGTGATTGCAATCACTCTTGCTGTGGGTGACGAGTATCATGTTCTTGGTTTGGGTGATTTCAAGACAAAGAACCCAGATGAAATTGCATACAACTTCAAGACAGAGGCAGAACTTCTTGAAGAGTTTTATCGTTTATGGAATGAGATTTCACCCGATATTGTGACAGGTTGGAACATTCGGTTCTTCGATATTCCATATCTTCATATGAGAACCAAGGTTGTTCTTGGTGACAAGAAGGCAAGGATGCTCTCTCCTTGGAAGTACATTCGAGAGAAGGTGGTATCTCGAATGAATCGGGATCACGATGTCTTTGAGCCAATTGGTATTTCTGTTCTTGATTACTACGAACTATACCAGACATTTACTTACACCAACCAAGAGTCTTATCGGTTGGATCATATCGCTTTCGTTGAACTTGGCGAGAACAAACTTTCTTATGATGAGTATGACAGCATCGCTGAGTTCTACAAGAAAGACTTTCAGAAGTTTATTGAGTATAACATCAAGGATGTTCGTCTTGTTCATAAACTAGAACAGAAGATGAAACTACTTGAACTTGTAGTTGCTTTGAGTTATTCTGCAAAGGTAAACATGATGGATGTATTTTCTCAAGTCAAGACTTGGGATCAGATTATCTTTCATTATCTTTATGCAAAGAACATTATTGTTCCACCAAAGAATTTCTCGGAGAAGGATACTCAATACGCTGGTGCTTATGTAAAGGATCCGATTGTTGGTAAGCATGATTGGATTGTTTCCTTTGACTTGAACAGTCTGTATCCGCATTTGATCATGCAATACAACATTAGTCCAGATACTAAGATCAAGGGAACATTCTCTCGCAGTGCAATCTCTGTTGATTCTATTCTCGAAGGAAAACAATCGGATTTGATTGAGGATTGGAAAGAACAGGGATATTCTGTTGCTGCAAACGGAACTCTCTATCGTAGGGATCGTCAAGGATTTCTTGCAGAACTTATGGAGAAGTTGTACGAAGAACGCAAGAAGTACAAGAAGTTGATGATCGAAGCACAGAAGCAACGAGAAGAGATTCCGAAGATGAACATGCCTTCCATTGGTAAGGCTGGACTCGCACAAAAACTTGATAATGATATTGCAAAGTATCACAACTTTCAGTTGGTTCGTAAGATTCAATTGAACTCCGCTTACGGTGCTATCGGTAACGAATGGTTTCGATATTACGATGTAGAGATGGCGGAAGCAATTACTCTTTCGGGACAGTTGAGTATTCGTTGGATTGAAAAGAAGTTGAATCAATTCCTTAATGAAACACTGGAGACAGAAGATTATGATTATGTTGTTGCATCTGACACTGACAGTGTGTATCTCCGTCTTGGTAATCTCGTACAGAAAACATGTAGTGGTAAGTCCACCGAACAAATCGTCGATTACCTCGACCGAGCATCCGAAAAGATAATCGAGCCTTTCATCGAGAAGCAATATGCAGAACTTGCGACAATGATGAACGCATATTCAAACAAGATGTTCATGAAGAGAGAGGTAGTAGCATCGACTGGAGTATGGACCGCGAAGAAGCGATATATGTTGAATGTCCATGACTCGGAAGGTGTTCGTTACGCAGAGCCAAAGTTGAAGATCATGGGCATTGAAACCTCAAGATCTTCCACTCCCCAGATTGTTCGTCAGAAGTTGAAGAACATGATCAAGATTATCATGAACGGAACTGAAGATGATCTTATTGAAGCGGTTAATGATTTTAAGACGGAATTCTTTAGCCTTGAACCAGAAGATGTTGCATTTCCTCGCGGTGTGTCAAACATGACAAAGTACATCGACAAAGCAAACATCTATGCTAAGGGTACTCCTATTGCAGTCAAGGGTGCTTTGATTTACAATCATTACCTCAAGGAAATGAAACTTGAAAGAAAGTACCGTAAGATCATTGAAGGTGATAAGATAAAGTTCATCTATCTTAAAACTCCAAACCCATTTGCTGGTGCGTTTGGTAAAGATCATGTGGTATCATTTCCAAACGGAATTCCCAAAGAGTTCGGTTTGTCAGAATACATAAATTATGATAAACAATTTGAGACAAGTTTTCTTGATCCATTGACAACAATTCTGAATGCAGTTGGTTGGGAATACGAAAAGAAAGCATCCCTTGAGAGTTTTTTTGGATGATCATTATGGCAAAAGATTTAAAAATTAATTGTGAGTTTACGATGGAGGATCTACAACTGATCTATCTTCTTCTTGAGAAAGAATCTAAGTTGACAGACAAGCATCTTGTAGATACAATAAAAGACAAGAAAGTGACTGCTGATTTTTACGAATCGTTATTGGAAAAGAAGAGTTCTTTGCAAAGGGCAAAGAACAAGATTTCCAAATATTATGGAGAACTTCATGCTTGAGGATTTAATCAAAGAAAGTGGAAACAAATATGCTAGCATCGTTGATAAGGGAATCGCAGGAAGCGACATCACTGGGTTTGTGGATACTGGGTCCTATATTTTTAACGCTCTGCTTAGTGGTTCTATTCATGGAGGAATACCGGATAATAAGATTATTGCTCTCGCAGGAGAGTCAGCCACAGGCAAAACATATTTTACGCTCGGAATTGCTCATAAATTCCTTGCTGATAATGATGACGCTGTTGTTCTTTATTTCGACACTGAACAGGCAGTGACTTCAGAAATGATTCGTGAGCGTGGTATTGATCCTGCTCGCGTTGCAGTTATGCCGGTTTCTACAGTAGAGGAGTTTCGTCATCAAGCAATTAAGATCGTTGACAAGTACAACGAGATGTCAGAGAAGAAGCCAATGATGATTGTTCTGGACTCGCTTGGTATGTTGTCAACCGAGAAGGAGATGAACGATACGGCAGAAGGTAAGACGACCCGAGACATGACCCGTGCTCAGGTTATCAAAGCAACCTTCCGAGTTCTGACTCTCAAGTTGGGTGCAGCAGGTATTCCGATGATCATGACGAATCACACCTATGATCAGGTTGGTTCAATGTTCCCAACGAAGGAGATGTCTGGTGGTGCAGGATTGAAGTATGCAGCATCTACAATCGTCTTCCTGTCAAAGAAGAAGGTGAAGGAAGGTACTGATGTTATTGGTAATATTGTGCATTGTAAACTCTACAAGTCTCGTCTGACCAAAGAGAATTCTATGGTGGATGTTCTTCTGAACTACGACAGCGGACTCCATCCTTATTATGGACTCTTGACTCTCGCTGAAAAGTATGGTATCATTAAGAAAGTTTCCACTCGATATGAATTCCCCGATGGAACCAAGGCTTATGAGAAGTCAGTCTATAAGGAGCCAGAAAAGTATTTCACTGAAGATATCATGAAGCAGTTGGATGAAATTGCAGGAAAAGAATTCAAGTATGGTGGACTTGCGGACTCTGGTGTAGAGAATGAAAGTAACTGAAGATCTTATTCTAGAAAACTTAATATTCAACGAAACTTTTACTCGTAGAGTCATTCCTTTTCTTAAGGAAGAATATTTTCACGACAAGGTGAAGAAGACTCTGTTTGCCGAGATTCGTGACTTCTTTAACAAGTATAATCAACTTCCCTCCAAGGATGCTTTGAATATACAGATGGAGAAACGCACGGATCTGAATGATGATCAGTTCAAGTCTACCTTGACTTTGATTGAAAATTTTCAAGAGTCGGAAAATGATTCCGGCTCTTGGCTTTACGATGAGACAGAGAACTTCTGTAAGGACAAGGCGATCTACAACGCCATTATGGATAGCATTCAGATTCTTGATGGTAAGAACCAGACTAAGGACAAGAATGCGATTCCAGATTTGCTCAGTGTTGCACTTGGTGTTTCTTTTAACGAACACATCGGACACGATTATATTCTAGATGCAGATAGTCGGTTTGATTTCTATCACAAGGTAGAGAAGAAAGTTCCTTTTGATCTTGAGTTTTTCAACACAATCACAAACGGTGGAACTCCAAACAAAACTCTGAATGTTGTTATCGCCGGTACTGGTGTGGGTAAGTCTTTGTTTCTCTGTCACCACGCTGCAAACTGTTTGACTCAAAGCATGAATGTTCTTTACATCACATGTGAAATGGCTGAAGAGAGAATTGCGGAAAGAATTGATGCAAACCTATTCAACATCACAATGGATGATCTAAAGAAACTTCCAAAGCAGATGTATGATTCAAAGATAGAATCTTTGAAGCAGAACATTCGCGGTAATCTTATCATCAAGGAGTATCCAACTGCTACTGCAAATGTCAATCACTTCCGAGCACTCTTGGATGAATTGAAGATCAAGAAGCGTTTTGTTCCAGATATTATATTCATTGACTATCTGAACATCTGTGCATCGGCTAGAATCAAGAACGGTGGTAATGTTGGTTCGTATTTTTACATCAAGTCTATTGCCGAAGAACTTCGTGGTTTGGCTGTAGAATACAATGTGCCTGTCTTTACAGCCACCCAGACAAACCGAACTGGCTATTCGAGTAGCGATATCGGACTCGAAGATACATCAGAGTCTTTCGGTTTGCCCGCTACTGCCGACTTTATGTTTGCTCTGATATCCACAGAGGAACTAGAAGAAGTAAAACAAATACTTGTAAAGCAGTTAAAGAATCGGTATAATGATACCGCTGTAAACAGAAAGTTTATTCTTAAGATTGATCGTGCTAAGATGAAACTGGAAGATGCAGCAATTGATCAACAGGATATTATTGAAGCAAATCAAACAGAAACTACTTCTGGTAAGGGTTTCGATCAAACTAGTTTTGAGAAGAACTTTGACAGAAACAAGTTTGAGGATTGGAATATATGAGCAGTTATATTGACAGAAAGTATATCAATCTAGTTTCAACACATCTTGATAAGTTTGCATGGAAGAAAGATAACCTTGCGAATTGTAGGTGTCCTATTTGTGGTGATTCGCAAAGGAACAAGACAAAAGCGAGAGGATACTTCTATCAGAAAGGAAATGATTTTTTCTATAAGTGTCATAACTGTGGCGCTGGGTATTCATTATTTCGATTTCTAGAGGCAGTTTCTCCCACTCTGCATAAAGAATATTCTTTGGAGAGATGGAAGAATGGAGAGAATGGCCGTTCTAATTACATCAAACCAAAGGAAGAAGATATGTTCGGAATATTTGCCAAACCAAAGTTTGAGCCTAAATGCGACTTGATAAAACCGTTGCTCAGTGCAAAAGATGCACCGGCAAACCATGTCGTTCGTCGATTTCTCGAAGCGAGAAAGATTCCAAGTAAGTTCTATGATATTCTGTATTATACAGAAAACTTTCGTGCTTACATGCAACTGGTAGATCCAGATCTGGAGAACAAAGATCTTGGTATGCCAGAACCTAGACTGGTTATTCCTTTCTTCAACAAGAAGGGACAGGTTGTAGCGGTTCAGGGAAGAACTCTTTTACCGTCAGATCAAATGAAAGCACGACAGACTGTTCGTTACATCACAGTAAAGTCTGACAAATCTATTGATCGACTTTGGTACGGACTTTGGCGTGTAAATCCGAAAAAGAAAGTGTATGTGGTTGAGGGACCTTTGGACAGTTTGTTTGTCCCGAATACTGTTGCTATGGTTGGTGCAGGTGCTATCGACAATGTTCCTTCTCGTCTGCAAAACACAGAAATGGTTTATGTTCTGGATAATGAACCAAGGAACCGTCAGATTGTTGCTTATAACCAGCAGTTGATCGACAAGGGACTATCTGTTTGTATTTGGCCAGAAAATATAAACGAAAAAGATATAAATGATATGATTTATAAGATGTCTGCAAATAAAATAAAGAAAATTATAGATGATAATACTTGTTCAGGAATTGAAGCACAACTTCGTTTGAATGAATGGAAAAGAATATGAGTTATAATGAAAAAGTTTTAGATCACGGGCATGTACAGCATGTTACTCATATGGGTTCTGACTTGATGGTGTGTAACGCTGCTCGGGTTTCCTTCAACAAGGAAACTGATTGGGAAGTTGACAGCGATGCAATTCAACGAATGAAGGACAGTGGTTCACCCACTATACCATTCGGGGAATTGACAAGGTTGAGCGACAAAGATAAGAAACTTATCAAGTATCTCGCAAAGCACAATCACTGGACACCATTCGCACACCCACAGATCACTCTCCGAATCAAGGCACCTGTCTCTGTTCGTACTCAGTTCTTTAAGCACAAGCAGGGATTTGTCGAGAATGAAATCTCCCGTCGTTATGTTTCATACATTCCAGAGTTCTACACTCCGAAGTGGAGAGGAAAACCAACCAATGGTGCAAAGCAGGGGAGTGAAGACTTCATGCAACTTTCTGTGATGGACGAGAAGAAGTATTTCGATGCTGTGCGTCATTGTGTTGATGCGTACAACCGACTTCTCGAAGCAGGCGTTGCGCCAGAGCAAGCACGATTCGTTCTCCCACAAGGAATGTATACCGAGTGGTACTGGACAGGATCACTTGCTGCATACGCACGATTCTACAAGCAGCGTATGGATGAACACGCACAGTGGGAGATTCGTCAGTACGCCGCAGCAGTCGGCAAGATCATACAACCATTGTTCCCAACGTCATGGGAAAACTTGACTAGATAGTAGACCAAAAGGAATTAGACTATGAGGAATTTACCTACGCTGTATCAGGATTTTATTCACCTATCTCGGTATTCGAGATGGTTGCCAGAAAAAGGCAGACGAGAAACATGGGACGAAACCGTCGGCAGATATTTTGACTTCTTCGAGGGACACCTCAAGGAAAACTGCAACTATGTTGTCCCACCAGAATTGAGAAAGGAACTCGAAGAAGCAGTTCTCAATCTCGAAATCATGCCTTCCATGCGGGCACTGATGACAGCAGGTGAAGCACTCAGAAGAGATAACATCGCAGGTTATAACTGCTCTTACGTTGCGATAAATCGTCTCCGTGCATTTGATGAAATTCTTTATGTTCTCATGTGTGGCACTGGTGTAGGTTTTTCAGTCGAGCGTAATGAAGTCGAACATCTTCCTGTGGTTGCGGAAGATTTCCATGACACTGATACTACTATCGTCGTTGCTGACTCAAAGATCGGTTGGGCAAAGGCATACCGAGAACTCGTTGCTCTTCTCGTACAGGGTCAAGTTCCAAAGTGGGATGTGAGCAAGGTTCGCAAGGCGGGTGAAAGACTCAAGACTTTCGGTGGTCGTGCATCTGGTCCCGAACCACTAGTGGAACTTTTTGAGTTCACCGTCGCTACCTACCGAAAGGCAGCAGGTCGCCGTCTCAATTCTCTCGAATGTCATGATATTGTTTGTAAGATTGCAGAGATTGTTGTCGTCGGTGGTGTTCGTCGTTCTGCTCTCATCTCTCTTTCTTCACTTTCGGATGATCGCATGAGAGATGCAAAGAGTGGTCAGTGGTGGATGGCAGATGGACAGAGGGCACTCGCAAACAACTCTGCTGTCTATGCTGGTCCTGTTGAAATCGGAACATTCATGGAAGAATGGTTGTCTCTGTACAAGTCCAAGTCTGGTGAACGTGGCATCTTCAATCGTGTTTCTGCAAAGAAACAATGCGAGAAACTCGCAAAGACTCGCGGTGAGAATGATGTTCATCGAAACCCAGATTATAGTTTTGGAACAAATCCATGTTCTGAGATTATTCTTCGTGATTCTGAATTTTGTAATCTAACAGAAGTCGTCGTTCGTGCAGATGATACAATTGAAAGTCTCGAACGAAAGGTCGCTCTCGCCACCGTCCTCGGTACATGGCAGTCAACACTCACCAACTTCCGTTATCTTTCCTCTGCATGGAAAAAGAATTGTGACGAAGAACGCTTGCTCGGTGTGTCACTTACTGGTATAATGGATAGCGAAGTGACCAGAAATAGAATTGGTCTTGCTGATAGACTAAAATTCCTAAGACAAGTTGCAGTAGATACAAACAGAGATCATGCTGCCGATCTAGGAGTCTCACAATCAGCAGCAATTACCTGTGTCAAACCATCAGGAACCGTCTCACAATTGGTTGACGCAGCATCAGGTATTCATGCTCGACACAATGATTATTATATTCGAACCGTTCGAGCAGACAACAAGGATCCTCTATGTCAGTTTATGAAGGACAAGGGGTTCCCACATGAGTCGTGTGTTATGAAACCAGAGAATGTAACAGTCTTCTCATTCCCAATGAAGTCACCAGAAGGTTCACCAACCAGAACCGATATGACTGCTATTGAACAACTGGAAATGTGGTTGACTTATCAAAGAAACTGGTGTGAACACAAACCATCCGTGACAATCACCGTCAAGGAACATGAATGGATGGAAGTTGGTGCTTGGGTCTGGAATCACCTAGATGAAATCTCTGGTATTTCATTCCTACCATTCTCAGACCATGTTTATAAGCAAGCACCATATCAAGATATTGATGTGAAAACGTATGAAAAGGAATTGTTAACCCTACCATCAGAGGTTGACTGGACCGAACTTGCTCAGTACGAGCAAGAAGACAATACCGCAGGATCGCAGACTTACGCTTGTTCAGGTGATTCGTGTGAAATTGTGGATTTGACTAACTGATCTTACATAAGGAGAAACGTATGAATAAGATCAATGCTATCCTAGCATCGTGTGTACTCAGCAGCGGAGTTGCTGCCGCACAGGAACTCGACACGCTCGATCGTGTCCAACTCGATGCCGCTACCCGTGCATCACTCAATGATTCGTGGTTGACTGCAAACCTCCACGGTTTCGTTCAGACTGGTTGGGAAATCTCAAACGGTGGGAAACTCCCATCACAAGACGGTTTCTTCGTTCAGCGTGCCCGTCTCGAACTTTCAGGAGATATGACCGATGAATCAATGTCATACCAGATCAGTGGTGAGTGGAACGATACATCTAGCACTTTTGAC